ATTAAGAAACTTTATAGAAACATTTAGTAATAACTGTAGATTTATTTTTACATGTAACTATAAAAACAAAATCATACCTGCTATCCACAGTAGATGTACTGTTATCAATTTTTCTGTTCAGAAAAAAGATAAAGAAAAGTTAGCAGGTTTATTTCACAAACGATTATCCACAATACTAGAACAAGAAAACATTGAGTTTGATCCTAAAGTATTGGCAGAATTAATTATAAAATTCTATCCAGACTTTAGAAGAACTATCAATGAATTACAACGTTATAGTGTAAGTGGTAAAATAGACACAGGAATACTTGTAAGTATTGCTGAAATGAATATCCAAGGTCTTAACAAAGCGTTATCTAATAAACACTTTGGTGACATGAGAAAATGGGTAGTAGATAACATTGACAAGGATCCTACTGGTCTATATAAAGAACTATATCAAAACTTCTATGAAGTATTAAAACCTGAAACAATACCTGCTATGATTATATTACTAGCAGAGTATCAGTATAAGAATGCTTTTGTAGCTGATCCTGAATTGAATATGGTCGCTTGCCTAACTGAAATAATGGGCGAGTGTAAATTCAAATGATAGGTTTAGGGTACTTAGACTATTGTCAAAAACGTATAGACGAAGGATTATCAACTCAACAAACTAAAAACAATAGTGGTTTTGAGGATCCAGGTAAAGAACGTTTTGTTGTTTACTTTGCACGAACTCATATTATAGACCATCAAACTGGTGTTGAAGCTAGAGGTTTACTTAAAATAGGTCGTGCCAAATTTGCAACAGCACTTCAAAGAAGTCGTAATCAACCTGGTTGTGATTTTCGTATCTATGCAGAAATAGTTTGTGAAACAAATAATCAAATAAAAAAACTAGAAAAGATAGTAGAAGAATTTTTAGTTGATAGACATGTTGAATTAACCCAAAATCAAAGAGAACTATATAATATAAAAGATGATGAAATAAGACCTACGATTGAGGCGATACTTAATCATGTGTATTATTTTGAACCTAAAGAGGTGTGTTATTATGGAATATAAATTAACAGATTACTTAACATCTATTAACTGGTCTAAAAAGAAGTTAATGGATACAGATGATAAAACATGGGAAAAGAAATACCCACCTTTTATTATAAACAAAGGTCTTTCATATTTTGTTGATACAGTTATGTTTGCTAATGAAATGAATAGACTACACCATGCCACAAAGCATATGCAATTTGCGTTTTTACTAAATACTATTAGACCTCAAAAAAGGTTTAGTAAGTGGATGAAGGCTAGTAAGTTAGCAAACCTAGAGCTGGTTAAGCAATATTACGGATATAGCAACAAAAAAGCACAAGTAGCACTCAATTTACTCACTAAAAAACAGGTTGAATATATTAAAGACAAACTACATAAAGGTGGGAAAAAATGAGTGAATTTGTAGAATGGAAACCAGAAAGTATGCTCGAGGTCAAACTCAAAGAGCCAGATGATTTCCTAAAAATTAGAGAGACGTTAACACGAATAGGTGTTGCAAGTAGAAAAGAACGTAAGATATTCCAATCTTGTCATATATTACATAAACAAGGTAGATATTTTATTGTACACTTCAAAGAATTATTTGCTTTAGATGGTAAGAAAAGCAATATAATGACTAATGATATTGAACGAAGAAATACTATATCTCAATTATTAAGTGATTGGGGTTTAATTGAATTGGTTGGTACTATAACAGAAAAGGCACCATTATCACAAATTAAAGTTTTACCTTACAAGGATAAAAAAGAGTGGATATTGGAACCTAAGTATAACATTGGTAAGAAACCAGAACAAGAAGGAAAAGATAATGATAGAATGGAAAGCAAGAGAGCAGATACTCAAAGCGCTTAAGTCACATGCTCAAGGTCATATAGACAAGCATGTTGCTAATGTAGAAATACATATAAGAAATGCCACAGGTGTGGCAGAGCACAGCGACCATGTGGAAACAATTGAAAAAGAGTTGAAGCACATTGCTGAATATGATGACCAACTAGAAATGTTAAATAAGTATTTTAACTAAAAAGAGCTTGACTTTTTAAGTCAATTGTGATATAATATATTATTGTTTATGCGAGATTTTTATACTAATGTTTCACCTTACGGCGATGAATTACTTGTCCGTGGTTTTCAAAACGGAGAGAGATTTGAAGATAGACTACATTATGTACCTTCAATTTATCATCCTTACAAATCACATGGCAAAACAAAGTACAAGTCACTAGACGGTACTCCACTTGTTGCTCGTAAATGTAAAACTGTCAAAGAAGCAAGAATGCTTATCAAACGGTATGAAGAGCATCCTAATTTTATATACGGGACAGATAGATGGCAATATCAATACATTGCTGACTATTATCAAGGTACAGTAGAATACGACAAAAGCAAATTACGAATTTATACAATAGATATTGAAGTAGAAAGTGAACATGGATTTCCTAATCCAGATGACGCTGACGAAAAAATGATTTGTATTACAATTAAAGACCAAATTAAAAAATCTATATTAGTTTGGGGTCTTGCTGATTATACAGTTAAACAAAAGAATGTTAATTATATTAAATGTAAAGATGAAAAAGATTTACTTAAAAACTTCTTAGGTTTCTGGAAACAATATACGCCAGATATTCTAACAGGTTGGAATAGTAAATACTTTGATGTACCTTATCTTATTAATAGAACTAAAAAAGTATTAGGCGAACACTCAATTAAAAGATATTCGCCATGGGATATTGTTGACGAAGACAAAGCATATCATAACGGTAGACAAGTTACATTTTTTAGATTGTTAGGTATTGCACAACTTGACTATCTACAACTCTATGCTAAATTTACAATTAAGAACCAAGAACGATATACACTTGACCATATTGCATTTGTAGAACTTGGCGAACAAAAAGATAAAAACCCATATGACACTTTTAAAGAATGGTATCAAAATGATATACAATCTTTTATTGATTACAATATTGTTGATGTAGAACTAGTTGATAAACTAGAAGATAGATTACAACTGATTGAGCTTGCAATCACTATGTCTTATAATGCAAAAGCAAACTTTGAAGATGTATTCTCACAAGTTAGAATGTGGGACACAATCATATTCAACGAATTATTAAAAGATGATATTATTGTACCAATGAGAAAGATTGGTAGTATTCAAGCAAAAGAACTTGTAGGTGCATATGTTAAGGATCCTAAAGTAGGTTTCCATGATTGGGTTGTATCGTTTGACTTGAACTCACTATATCCACATTTGATTATGCAATACAATATTAGTCCTGAAACTATACTACCAGAACAAAAAGATATATTGATTGATGACTTACTTGAAAAGAAAGTTGACACGTCTGACGGTAACTGTATTGCTGCCAATGGCACAATGTATAAACGAGACGTACAAGGTATGTTGCCACGAATTATACAAAAAGAATATAACGATAGAGTTATTTACAAAAAGAAAATGTTAGAAGCAGAACAAATGTATGCTAACACAAAAGATAAGAAGTATGAAAAACTGGCAAGAAAGTTTTATATCATACAACACTCTAAAAAAATATCTTTGAATAGTGCTTATGGTGCAATTGGTAACAAATACTTTAGATATTATGACCATAGACAAGCAGAAGCGATTACTATGTCTGGTCAATTAAACATTAAATGGATTGAAAAAAGATTAAACGAATACTTTAACAAGTTGTATAATACAGATGATGATTATATTATTGCGTCTGATACAGATAGTGTGTACATCAATATGGCACCACTTGTTAAGATGACAGGTGCAACTGATAAAGATAAAATTGTAAAAGCATTAGACACATTTTGTAGTGAAAGACTAGAACCATATATTGCAAAAGTATATAAAGAACTTGGCGATTATATGAACGTTAGTGAAAACAAAATGGTTATGAAACGAGAGGCGATTGCTGATAGAGGTATCTGGACTGCCAAGAAAAGATATGTTCTAAATGTTCATAATTCTGAGGGTGTTCAATATTCTGAACCTAAACTTAAAATTATGGGCATTGAAGCAGTAAAAACTTCAACGCCATTACCTGTTAGAGAAAAGTTAAGAGAGAGTTTTAAAATATTAATGTCTGGTAATGAAACACAAATGAAAGACTTTGTAATAAAATTTAAACGTGACTTTGAACATATGACGCCAGAACAGATTGGTTTCCCTCGTAGTATTAACAACATAGAAAAATATTCTGACACAACATCTATATACAAGAAAGGTACACCAATGCATGTCAAAGGTGCATTGTTATATAATCACTTATTAAAAACTAATAAAGTGGCACATAAGTACCAACGAATATACAATGGCGATAAAGGTAAGTTTGTACATCTAAGAAAGAATATATGGAATGCAAATGTAATTACTTTCATTGCAGATTTGCCAAAAGAATTTGATATGCATAAAATTATAGATTATGATTTACAGTTTAATAAATCATTTATGGAACCATTACGATTTATACTTGAAGCAATCAAGTGGCGAGTTGACGCAAGCGAAACAAGTAACCTAGAGGATTTCTTTTGATATTAAATAACCAAGACGCTACATGGGCAATGAATTACTTTATAGAATACTTTGGTCAATATGAAAGAATAGACCAATATCTTAAAGAACAAAAATTAGAACAAGTTAAAAATTTTCCATTTCAATTACCTGGTATGGCAGACGAAGACGAGTTTTTTGCTAACTTTGAAATATCTCCTGAAGATATGAAATTTAGTGTTACACAACCTAATGGTCAAATATTTGATAGAATGTTAAACAAAACATCTAGTCATACTAACATGTCAAGTATACCTGGTAAGTCAATTAGATTATTAGTTACAGAAACAACTACAAATACTATTGTAGGTTTTATTAGACTTGGTAGTCCTGTGATTAATAGTAAACCACGAAACGTTTATCTTGGTAGACCTTTACAAACTACAGACATGGAAGAAATGGGTAGATTTAACAATAGTGCCATTATGGGATTTGTAATTGTACCTACACAACCATTTGGTTATAATTATCTTGGTGGTAAACTATTAGCGGCGATATGCTGTAGTCATCATGTGAGAGATATACTAAATATGAAATATAACACTAACATATGTTTATTTGAAACAACAAGTTTATATGGTAGTAGTAAATCATCAAGTCAGTATGATGGTATGAAACCTTATTTAAGATTTAAAGGTTTGACAGATAGTCACTTCTTACCATTATTACATGGTGAAGCATTTAAGAAAATGAATGCCTGGTTTACAGAAAGAAACGGAGAACCTTTAGTTGACGCTGACGCAAGTAGTAGAAAACTAAAAATACAAACAAAGATGGTATCTATAATTAAGGAATCCTTAAAACAATATGACGCCAATCTATATGATAAGTTTAGTAAGTTTGTAAATAAAACTAGAGACTTAACTGAACAGAAAAGATTTTACATGTCTGATTACGGATATGAAAATGTACCACAATATCTTAAAAGAGAAACAGACGAACTTAAAAAAGGTATACATTACGATAAGTTTACATTAGAGAATACAATCAAATGGTGGCAAAAACTTGCTACTAAAAGATTTAATAAACTTAAACAAAACAATAACATAAGAAATGAACTTGAAATCTGGCATGATAAAGCAGAAATACAAATTATACGATAATTATTTACCTGAGAAAGATATAAAATGGTTAGAAGACCTTTTACTATCAGCAAACTTTCCTTACTACTATCAAAGTAGTATTACAAAGAATGATAGTGAGTTTATGTTATCACATAGTCTTATTACAGGATCCTATAGCAATAGTGATTGGGCAGAACCTATTGTATCTAAATTAATGGAAAAGATTCCACATGAACAAATTATCCGTGCTAAAGTTAACTTTTATCCTAGAACACATGAAATAGTAAAACATAACTTTCATACAGATAGAGATAACTTTCCAGTTAAAGCGGCATTATTTTATGTTAATAATAATGACGGATATACAAGTTTTGAAGATGATGGTTTTATATCATCTATCAGAAATAGAATGTTGCTTTTCAACGGAAAAGAAAGG